ACCTTTGTTCACAAAGAGTCATCGGAGATTTCAAGCCGGATGATTCGGGAGGCTCCCGAGGACAAGCATGTTGTTCTCGATGGGGTCGGTGACAAGGGTGCCCATGAAGTGATGAATCGCTTGCGGACGGCCAAGAGCCGGGGCCAGCGCACCGTTGCCAACTACGCCACCTTGCCGACCGACATGGCGGTGATGCTTTCCAATGCTCGGGGCGAGCAGACGGGTCGGTACGTGCCCGAGGACTACATCAGACGAGCGCACGCCGACGTGACTGACACGTTCTTCGACCTTGCCAAGATGAACGCTCTCGATGAGTTGTATCTCTGGAACACCGAGCAGTGGGACGACGTGAGGAAGGTCGGAATCCCGAGGCTGATCTACAGCCAAGTTGACGGCAGGGCGGTAATTCACGATGAGGCGCTCTTGCTGGAATTCCTCAGCAAGTCCCGCACCAGGCGGCACAGCATCGAGAGCATCATTGGGCTGACCCAACTTCCCGAGGCGCTTCCCCCGATAGCCGAGTTCCCCGAGTTCCCGCCGCCGACTGGCATCCTGCCCGAAGTGACCGGCGTGCCTGGTGAAGCTCCGGCAGGGTTGGCGGCTGCGGCCAACTTCTACGACTCGCTGGATTGGAACACCTTGGAGCAGGCGTTGATCGAAGTCGGGGCCGAGCTTCGGGGAGCCAAGTTCGCCTCCAAGCTGCCCACCGACGATCCTCAGATTGAGCTTTTGAAAACCAATCTCAAGGACGAGTTCTCTGATCCTGCCAAGCAGATCGTCGTAATCTCCAACCCATGACCGCAGTTGACACTGCGCTTCGGGAGTCACCCACTTTCAAAAAGTGGGTTGAGGGCCAGGGCGAGTACGAGCCAATCATCAAGCTCATCGAGGATGCGCCGGACAAATACGATTTCAAAACGTACGTCGCTCTCATCCCCGACGAGCATCTCGATCTATACCTCCGAGCCGAGGCTGAGTGGAAGACCGATGCCGCGGCCCACAAATCGACCAAGCACGCGCTCGGCCTGGACAAGCCTTCGCCCGAGGCGGCGATTATCAAGCTGCAACCCAATTGCGTCTTCCGATTCCGTTCGGGGCGCATGTGCGGTCGGGAGGTTGTGCCCGGTGTTGACCGATGCACCAAGCACGGTGGCGCTCTCATCGATCCCGAGGTTCGGCGTAACATCTTGCTCAGTGCCTACGCCAACATTGTCGAGGGTTCTCAGAAGGCGGTGGATGCGCTTCTGGACGTGGCTGAGAATGGTCGGTCGGAAATGGCCCGTGTTCAAGCGGCTAAGGAACTTCTCGACCGTGCTGGTCTCACCGCCGATGTCAATGTGAACGTCCGTATCTCGGCTGAGGTCGATGCCGGGGCTATCTTGCGGGAGCGCTTGGAGACCATGTCTACCAAGATCGAAACCGTAGAAGTCGAAGTCATCGAAGTCGAGGGCGTAGATGTCGAGCCGGTTGCTGGAACAGTCGGTAGCTGAACGCTACGCCGGTCTCTCGGATGAAGAGAAAGGCTCTCTCACCGATGGGATCAACCCCAACGACCTTTTATGGTCTTCTGAATTCTGGCTCCGTCCCAAGCAACTGCGAGCACTGCACTCCGATGCCTGGATCACACTGATCCTGTCAGGTCGTGGTTTTGGAAAAACGCGGACGCTCTCGGAGTGGGTCAAGAAAAAGGCTGAGGCCATGCCTGGCACTCGTATCGCCTTGATCGGTCGAACCGTGAGCGACGTGCGGGACACGATGGTTCAGGGTGAGGCGGGAGTCCTGGCAGTGCATCCTCCCGAGTCACGACCCGAATACATGCCATCGGTTCGGAAGGTGGTTTGGCCCAACGGGAGTATGGCAATCACCTATTCGGCTGAGTCGCCTTCTCAGCTTCGTGGCCCCTCTCATCACTTTGCCGCCGTCGATGAGCTTGCCGCTTGGAAGCTGGTGCCCGACGATTCGGGAGCCAACGCTTGGGACAACCTCTTGATCGGTTGTCGGCTTGGCGACACCCCGCAAGTGATGGCCGTCACCACACCGAAGCGGGTGCCGCTCATCAGGGAGTTGGTCACGCAGGCGAAAGACCCGAGCTACAACGTGAAGATTTTGAATGGGTCAACGATGGAGAACAAGTCCAATCTGCCCGAGGAATATATCGCGCAGCTTCTCCATCAGTACGGCGGAACTTCCCTGGAACAGCAAGAGCTTCTCGGGGTGCTTCTCGATCATGTCGAGGGTGCGTTGTGGCGGGACAAGGACATTCTCATCGAGGGCTTGCCGGAGATTCCACGCTTTTTGAAAGTCATCGCCGTCGATCCCGGCGTGACCTCCGGCGGGGATGCCACCGGCATCGTGGTTGTCTACGGGTCGCCGGAGCGGGTTCGGAACGACCGGCGAGCTTGGGTGGTGGACGATCTGACTGAGCCAGGGCTTGAGCCGGAAGAGTGGGCCAAGCTCATTGTGGATGCCGCCCGAGTTCACAAGGGAGCGCTGGTCGTGGTCGAGGGGAATATGGGCGGCGACCTTGTCAGGACGGTGATTCATCAGATCGATCCATCGGTGCCGGTGGTCACGGTGCACGCTTCCAAATCGAAAGCTGCCCGAGCCGAGCCGGTGGTGATGGCGTATCGGATGGGTCGGGTTCGGCATCTCGCTCAGTTCCTCTTGCTTGAGGATGAGATGACTTCATGGGAGCCAACTGGCCGCTGGTCACCGAACCGGATGGACGCGATGGTGCATGGCATCCGAGCTTTGCTGATCGATGACACTGAGATGCTCGGTTTCGGATCGATCCGCTCTTCGATGGAGCGCTATCGGGAGACCACGATTCACCTTCCCAACTTCCTGCGGAGCAGAGCGGACGTTCCAATGGGTGCCTGGCGTAGAATCAACCGGGACTGAATCTACATTGATTTGCAATTGAGTTACACGACGCTATAATTGCGTCCATGATTACTAGACCTAGACCGGGACACCGGGCCGGATTTTCCATCGGAGCTTTTGGCTCACCGAAGTTTCTTCATCGCTCTTACGAAGAGGAACGGCTCATGGACACCATCACTGAGTTGGAGCGACAGATCGAGCGCCGAGAGTCGTTGCGGGCGTATGACACGCAACCAGGCCAACGATTGGGCCGGGTCGAAACGCACAAATACAACTTTTACGCCAAGGCTTTTCAGCCGAACGATCCCGACTTCGCCGTGGTGCGGACATCACGCAAGACGGCAGTGGTGACGTTCTTCATGGAGACCGGGAAGCTCCGACCCGTCACCAAGGAATTGCCTCTGGACGAGGCTCTCAAAATCGCAGACCAAATGAATCGAGGTATCAAATGACTCTCAGCATCAAGGATTACAGAAAAATGAAAGAGTGGGCCAGGGCTGAATGCGTCCGTCAGGATGCGGATACGCCCGAGGCGCTCCGGCGCATGATCGAGGCGTGGAATCTCGCTTGTCTTGCCGAGAAGATGTCTCTTGCTCTGATCTTGGGTCTCGGTTACATCGTCGAGCCAGAGAAGAACGATGGCTTCCGCAAGCGCAACATCGCAGTCGGTCACGGCACCTTTGACGTGCCGCCCGATTGGAGAGACATTCCTCGGCTGCTCATGCAGTTGGTCGAAGCGGACATTTCACCGGCTGAGTGGTATCGGGAGTTCCAGCGCATTCACCCGTTCCTCGACGGGAACGGGCGGGTGGGCGCTCTGATCTACAACAAGCTCAGTGGGACACTCGATCCCGAGGCGCTGACGGCAGCGCCGGAGTACCGGCCATGATGCCTTGTGGTTGTGTGCTCGGCGTTGCCTTCTGCGCTCACGTCGCTGAGTTGGTTGAGATTCTCAGCTTGCTAGGTGACGACTCTCTCAACTTGCAATCGATTTATACCGATGTATAATTTGTGAGTCAAGAGAAAGGAACCCACATGGCAACACTCAACGTTCCGGCTCCCTTCCCTGGTACGCCAGAGGAAGCAGCGAAGAACCGGGAAACTCACATCTTCGATTGGGATTGGATGCGGTGCGTCAATTGCGATTCCCGCCCAACCGCAATCGCTGACTGGCCTTGCGGAACCACGGTTCCGCGGCTGGTGAGGGAAGTCGCCTGATGTGGCTCTGGATCGAGTGCAATGACTGTGGGTACACCGGAGAAGCCTTCGGTGTGTGGATGGGCGAGAGCTACGAGTTCCAGCCCTACAACGAGCAACTGATATGCGTCGTGGAAAGCCACGACTTCGATGTGAAAGGTGGTGCATAACCATGACCGATGAAAAGACATACACCCTGAAATTGACCAGCGCCGAGTTGAGTGCAATCAGCCAAGGCTTGCAGCGCGAGTACCTCTGGAACCGGAAGCAGATCGGTGCCGCCACGAAGGTCGGAGCAACCAAGCTGGACATTGACCGGGCCAGGACGGTTCGCCGGAATAACAAGGCCGTTCAGTCTGCCGCTATCAAGGTGAAGGCCGCTCGCTAGTCTTTAACCAAGCAGAGGGTCACGTCCTCTTCTCTCTGCACGGAGCATACGAAGCCCCCCGCCACTCGGGGGGCTTCGTCGCGTGCTACGGTTCCGGCCACTAGACCGACTCAGACCGCTCGACAGACCGCAGACAGCTAGGGAGCGCTAGACATGGCCCGCAAGACGTTCAAGGGATACACGCCAACCGAGGCTCAAGTCATTGAGTTGCAGTCACCGGATGGCACACGGTCGATAGAAGTCCAAGGGCGGGAGACAATCGCCGGTTCGGTGATTCTCGATTTCCTCTCTGAGATTGACACCGACGACCCTGGAACTCTGGCGAAGGCAGTGAACAGGATGCTCAAGCTGTCCATAGCCGATGAGAGTTGGGATGAGTTCAAGGCTTTCGTGGACGACGAGAACAACGGCATCACGCTTGAGCTTCTCAGCGAGATTGCCGGGTTCTTTGCGGAGTCCTTCTCGGGAAAAGCATCAGCGTCACAAGAGCAGTCTTTGGCTTCCTGATTTTGAATTGGGCCGGTGCGAGCGGGAGGTTCTTCGCCGCTACCGGTCGGGACTTGCGAGACCAGCCGGTTCATCTGATCTACGAGTACGGCTACTTCATGCTGTCCGAACTCACCAGGCGCACCAAGGAAGAGGCCGAGGCGTTGGAGAAGTTGGAGGACACCTTCGCCGGTCTCGACTTCGAGGACGACACCGGGCTTCCTTCCATTGCCCGCCGGTTTGGGCCTGCCGACGATCCCTTCGGGTTCGATTCCACTTTCCCGCCCGGCTTTTAAAACCCGGTTTTCAAAATGCCTGACATTGTCGGGACTGCCTACGTCCGTATCCGTGGGGTCACGACCGGGTTGGCCGCTGACATCAAAGACGGACTCGACCGAGGAATGTCGGGAGTTGATACCGATGTCATTGGCGACCGACTGACCGCGTCAACCAAGGAAGCCGCTGCCAAAGCCGGGGATGAGGGCGGGAAGACTTTCTCAGAACATATAAAACGAGGTTTCAATCGACAGTGGACAAAGGATGAGAAGGCTCTAGGCAAAAGGATCAGGAGCTTCATCGGAAAAATCAGAATTCCCGGTGCAGCCTGGATAGGAGCGATTGGTATTCCGGCTCTCGGGGGAGCGATCCAGATTGCCTCGTCCTACATACTCACCCTGGTCGGGCAGATCGGATTCCTGCTTCAAGCCGCTGCCGGTGCTGGTGTCGCCATCGGCGGCATGTTCGCCGCGGTGGGTTTGGCAGCAATTCCGTTGGTGCTGGCATTCAAGGCTCAGACTGAAGAGCTAGAGACCTTCCAAGAGTCGGTTGCCGCGCAGAAGGAACTCTGGCTGGAAGTCGGAGCGGCGGTTCAGTCCACCTTCCTGCCCGCACTCGATCAGGCCATCATCAACATGGGCGATCTGCGAGGGGAGTTCACTGACTTCGGGCGTGAGGTAGGGACCATTTTCGGGGAGTTCGCTCTCAGTCTTTCCGAGATGCTGACCTCGACCGAGTCGATGGAGCGCTGGTCGGACATTCTCGATGGTGCCGCCACCGTTTTTGAATTTCTTACTGACGCGGCGGGGAGCGTGGCCGAAGCCTTGCTTCCCTTTCTCCAAACGGCAATGCCGATTGCGGTGCAATTTGCTGATGCCATTCGCAGGGCAGCGGCCAATTTCGCGTTCTTCATGGAGTCCGGTGCTGATGCAGGCACCCTTGGTGAGACCTTCCAGCTTTGGTACGACCGGCTGTCAACAGTGGGAGCCTCAGTATGGAACATCATCGAGGCGCTGTGGGAAATTTTCCGAGTCGCCGCTGAAGTAGTTGCTCCCCAATTTGAAACCCTGGAAGAGACAACTCAAGGGTGGGTTGACTTTTTGCGCTCTGCCGAGGGGCAATCAACCCTCACTCAGATTTTTGAAAATGCTCTTCCGATAGCTCAAGAACTGAACGCTCTGCTCGGCGACATCGCCGAAATATTTGGAGAAGCATTTGTTCTTGACCAAGGTACCGGTGGGGCAGTTGAGTTCATTCGGAGCCTTCGTACTGACTGGCTACCGGCCCTGGAAGGAATCGCCGGAGCACTTTCAGAGGGGCTTGGTGACGGTCTTGCCGCTCTTGCTACCTCCATTGGCGAGTTGCTTCAAGCGATGGCTGAGGCCGGGGCGCTCGGCACCTTTGTCGATATTATGGTCGTACTCGCTGATGTGCTCACCACCCTGTTCAGTATTCCAGGGTTAGGGGAGTTCCTTGCCTTCCTGGGAACCATCGCCACCATCATGGCGGTGATAGCTCCGATTATTTCGACACTGATTACGGTGTTCGGGTTCTTGTCAACTGCTATCGAGGTTGTCGGATTCGTACTCGGGTTTGGATTGCTCCCCGCCTTACTGCCCATTATTGGGGTCGTTGCGGCGGTTGCCGCAGCCATTGCCGCACTGATTCTCATTTTCAAAAATTGGGACAAGATCACTGCATGGCTGGCGCAGGCATGGGAAGCGATTCAACAATTCTTTGCTGACATTTGGGAAGCCGTCACCGGGTTCTTCGCTGGTATCCCCGAGTGGATCGAGAGCACATGGGAATCCATTTTGGAATTCATTGCGAGCATTCCCGAGGCCTTGCTCGCAGCGGCGACTGCTCTCTGGCAATGGATCGTTGATGCCGTCCCAATAGTCCTGGGGAAGATGGCGTACTTCGCCGGGAGCGTTATCGGATTCCTGCTCTCACTCCCGGTCAGGATTCTTCAGTTGATGATAAAAGCGAGCCAGGCC